CGCCCAGCCTGCTGGGGTGGCTAAAAAAGCTGCTCGGTTTAGGAAAGTGACATGACAACATCAGGCACCACAGGGTTTAATCTAGACCTCAACGATATCGTTGAGGAAGCCTTTGAACGGGCTGGTGGAGAACTGCGTTCTGGTTATGACCTTCGCACGGCTCGCCGCTCGTTAAACCTTTTGTTTGCAGACTGGGCTAACCGAGGCATTAACCTCTGGACGATTGAGCAGGGGTCGATTTCCATGGCGCAGGGGGTGGCTACTTACCCACTGCCTAATGACACGGTAGATCTGCTGGAGCATGTGATTCGTACGCAGGCAGGCAACATCGCTACACAGGCAGACCTGACCATCACACGTATTAGCGTTTCTACCTACGCCACAATCCCCAATAAGCTCCAGCAGGCCCGTCCGATTCAGGTCTGGGTACAGCGTAATACCGGGGCCACATATCCAGTTACAAGTCCGTACTCCCCCAACGCTACGGCTACCCCACAGGTAACAGTCTGGCCTGTGCCCGATCAAGGCACCCAGCAGGACCCCTACTACACGTTTGTCTACTGGCGTATGCGCCGTATTCAGGACGCGGGTAACGGGGCAAATGACTTTGATATTCCGTTTAGGTTTCTGCCATGCCTGACTTCAGGACTGGCGTATTACGTGGCGTTAAAGCTCCCAGAGGGGCAGGCGCGGTTGGCTACGCTGAAAGCCATGTATGACGAAGATTGGACTTTTGCAGCAGGTGAAGACAGGGAGAAGGCGGCTGACCGGCTGGTGCCACGTCAGATGTTCATAACTTGATATGGGTAACAGGTTTGCTTCCGGTAAGTATGCTATCTCGCAGTGTGATCGCTGCGACTTTCGCTATCCGTTGAAAGACCTGAAAAAGCTGGTCATCAAGACTAAGAACATCAATATGTTGGTGTGCCCAACGTGCTGGGATCCAGACCACCCCCAGTTGCAGCTTGGCATGTATCCGGTGGACGATCCGCAGGGTTTGCGTGATCCACGTCCTGACCGCAGCTACATACAGGGTGGGTACACAGGTCTGCAGATTGATGTTATTAACCCGCCTGATCCGACTGATGTGGATGCGTTTGGAGATCCAACGGGCGGCAGTAGAATCTTTCAATGGGGCTGGGATCCGGTTGGGGGGTCGCAAGCTAATGATGTAGGGTTAACCCCTAATAATTTGGCGCTGCAGATTCAGTTGGGTAACGTAACAGTTGCAACTATTTAGGAGCATAAAGATGGAAAAGACAGCAATGAAAAAGGTCGCTAAGGCTGAAGTCAAGGCGCACGAGAAAAAGATGCACGGGGCCAAAGGCATGAAAGCTGGTGGTCCAACTTCGATGGACATGAAGCGCATGGGTCGTAATCTGGCACGTGTGGCTAATCAGCGCGGTTCTTCACGGGGGCGATAATGGCTAAGTACAGCATGAAGGTCCAAGGTAAAGAGGTGGGGTCAGCCGAGGTCTATGCTGAGCCGCACAATATGTCTGGGCAAAAGACGGATGTGAATTCGTATAACCAATACACTCCCGGTAAAGCTATTGTTAACGAATTAAATGTATCCGTGGGTGGCATCAGCAAGGGCAACTACAAGCCTGTAAATCCGTACGGCACGGGCGTGATGCGTGGCGGCGGTGCTGCTACCAAGGGCCTTAAGATTAGCGGAAAGATGGGCTGATGAACTACACGCAACTGACGGCTGCAATCAAGGCTTACTGCGAAAATGACTTCCCACAGGCTGTGGGAGCGGGTGGCCTTACGTCTGCAGAACAGGTTGCTCGGTTTGTCCAGCAGGCTGAACAGCGCATCTACAACACGATTCAGTTCCCATCTATCCGCAAAAACGTAACTGGCACTACGACAAACGGCAATAAGTACTTGTCTGCGCCGGGAGACTTTTTGGCGGTCTACTCCATGGCGGTGATTGATCCGGTGACTACGGAATATCTATACCTGCTAAACAAAGATGTGAATTTCATCCGCGAGTCTTACCCATCTCCGAGCACCACAGGTAAGCCGCGTTACTACGCTTTGTTTGGGCCAACCACGACAAACAACGTCCCGCCTGTGATTACGAACGAACTGACGTTTCTGTTGGGTCCGACGCCTAACAACACATACTCCGTTGAGCTTCACTATTATTACTACCCAGAGTCGATTACCACGGCCAACACAAGCTGGCTTGGAGATAACTTTGATTCAGTGCTTCTGTATGGCGCCATGATGGAAGCGGCGACTTTTATGAAGTCTGACAAAGACGTAGTAGATAACTACACGGCTCGGTATAACGAAGCGCTGGCCCTTGCTAAACGTCTTGGCGATGGTCTTGAGCGCAGTGACGCATACAGAAGTGGTCAGGCTCGTGTTCAGCCACTTCCACAAAATAGCGCCGTGAGATAAACATGGCCTTTACTGGTAACTACACGTGCACAGTTTTTAAAACAGGTCTACTCAACGGCGACTATGACTTTGCTGTTGATACGTTTAAGTTAGCCCTGTACACCAATTCTGCTACGTTGAATGCTGACACCACGGCTTACACCACAGTAGGTGAAGTTACTGATGCTGGCTATTCAGCGGGTGGAAACACCCTGACCCCAACGGTTGGTACGTCCGGTGGAATCTCGTTTGTGACGTTTGCAAACACAAGCTGGTCGGGTGCAATAACTGCTCGTGGAGCGTTGATTTATAAATCCGGGGGCGGTAATCCGGCTGTTTGTGTTTTAGATTTTGGGTCAGATAAAACTTCTGCCGCGACGTTTACGGTGCAGTTTCCGTCTGCTACCAACACCTCTGCACTTATTCGTATTTCGTAAAGGAGTTAAAAATGTTTAACGAAAAAGCATCATCCACCGACATGGTCGCTTCTAGCGTTCGTGTTGACCGTGAACTGCAGTCTCGCGCGGGCGCAGGCGGTATGTTTCATTTCAAATGCTATGACGCTGATGGCAATCTGAAGTGGGAAGAAAATATCCATAACCTCGTGGTTAACCAAGGTCTAAAAGACATGAACGACAAGTACTTCAGTGGCTCAGGTTACTCGGCTACTTGGTACCTTGGTCTGGTCAACAACAGCCCCACGCCTTCTTATGTAGCTGGTGACACCGCTGCTTCTCATGGCTGGACGGAAACTACGGCTTATAGCCAAGCCACTCGTCCTGCTTGTACATTTGGCGCAGCAACCACGGCAGACCCGTCAGTAATTTCTAATAGCGCATCACCTGCTTCGTTTTCAATTAACGGCACAGTGACTGTAGCTGGTGCATTTTTGATTAGTGAAAATACCAAAGGTGGCAGTTCGGGGGTTTTGTTTTCTGCATCAACCTTCCAGTCCCCCGGCGCTCGTTCTGTAGTGTCTGGCGATACGCTGACGGTGACTTACACATTTAGCCTTGATGCTGCTTAAGGAGTAGATGATGGCAACTAAATTTGCAAAAGGACAAGAAGTTAAAGTCGTTGCAGTTGTTCCGCAGGGTCCGGTTCAGGCGCTGCGTATGGATGAAGACGGCAACTTCTTTTACCTGATTGAATGGACTGATGCTGCAGGTAACTTTCAGCAGCGTTGGTTTGCAGAGGCCGATCTCGTAGCAGCGTAATGTTTGGATCAACAGCTTTTGCTCAGGCACCATATTCTAGTCTTGCTGGTAACACTTTCTTAGTAACAGTTAGTGAAACAGCAACGGCTAGTGATGCTGTCTCTGCGAAAGCTACGTTCCTTTCTTCTATTGCTGAGTTAGCTACTGGCGCAGATCAAGTCAGTAGCGCGATTACGTTTGCGTCATCTGTATCAGAGACAGCTACAGGTTCGGATCAGGTATCAAGCACAGTTAACTTTGCATGCTCTATTGCTGAGTTGGCAACGGCAAGTGATCAGGTTAGTGCGCTTGCTACCTTCTTGGCTTCTATTCAGGAGACTGCTACCAGTACGGATACAGTTAGTGCGATAGCGGCTTTTGCTAGTCTGATTACAGAGTCTGCCACTGGTGCGGATGCAGTAAGTAGTTCTTTCAGTATTAACGCCGCTGTTGACGAACAGGCCACGGGTTCGGATGCAATTAGCGCCGTTGTGGTGTTCCCGACTTCAATTGCAGAAGCTGCTACAGGTTCAGACAACATAAGTGCTTCGGTTGACTTTGCCGTATCTATTAGCGAGACAACCACCGGTGCTGATGAAGTTGCTACCTCTGTTGTGTTCCTTGGGTCTATTTCTGAGAGCGCTACTGGCAGTGATGAGACTTCTGCTGGTGTAGTCTTTAATGGCGTAATCGCTGAGACTGCCACGGGGGCTGATGAGGTTTCCAGCACCTTTAGTATCTTGGCTACGATTGATGAAACTGCTTTGGGGACAGATCAAGTCTCGGCCTTGGTTGAGTTCTTGGTATCTGTGATTGAGCAGTCTACTGGTGCCGATGATGTATTCCTTGCGCCCACCTTTGCAGCGTCTGTGGATGAGCAGGCTACTGGGGCTGATGTGGTCTCTGTTGTGCCGACCTTTGCAGCGATTATTGACGAGCTTGCCAGCGCCTTGGATGATGTCTCCAGTAACTTCCTGTACTTTAGTTCAGTTGACGAGCAGGCTACTGGCACCGAGCAAACTTCTTCCACTCTGCAGATTGGCGGGGCGGTAAGTGAGAGTACAACCGGAACTGAACAAGTGGCGGCTCAGGCTGCGCTTAATGCTGCAGTGCAAGAACAGGCAGCGGCTTTGGATGCAACGCTTGCTACGGCGGTACTGCTGGCAGCAGTTCAGGAAAATGTGGTTGCAATTGACGCCCTGTTGGCTAGACTGCTCTGGGAAGTTATCAATGACAGCCAGTCAGTTACTTGGAATACGATTGACAGCAGTCAGACCACGACTTGGAACAACATCAACACCAGCGAGCCAAGCGACTGGAACGTAATACCAACGGAGACCTGAAATGCCTCTTGTAGTTAAAGATCGGGTTCGTGAGACATCTACCACCGCTGGGACTGGTACGTTTACGCTTGCTGGGGCGGTTACTGGGTTTCAGACCTTTTCTGCTATTGGCAACGGCAACACGACCTTTTACACCATCGCTTTACAGGGTGGCAGTGAGTGGGAGGTCGGGATTGGGACGTATACATCCTCTGGAACTACGCTTTCTCGGGATACGGTGCTGTCCTCATCCACGGGGTCCAAAGTCAACTTTTCGGCGGGGACCAAGGATGTATTTTGTACCTATCCGGCTGGACGGACGATTACAGGCGGGGGTGGCGGGATTGGTGCCCTAGTTGTAAATGCAACTACGGTGACGGAAAATTACACAATTGATTCAGGTACCAACGCTCAGTCTGTGGGGCCAATAACCGTGGCGAGTGGGGTTTCTGTTACGGTCAGTTCTGGACAACGCTGGCTGGTCGTATAAAGGATAAAAAATGGCAAGCACTTACTCGTCACTAAAGATAGAACTTATCGGTACCGGTGAGCAGACGGGCACTTGGGGCACCACGACCAACGCCAACCTTGGCACAGCCATTGAAGAAGCCATTGTAGGTCGGGCAACAGCAAACTTTACATCTGATGCCAACCTGACCCTGACTCTGACAGATACCAATGCAACGCAGGTAGCCAGAAACTTAGTGCTAAATGTGACTTCCGGGGTATCACTAACAGCTACCCGTGATTTAATTGTCCCCGCAATTGAGAAGCCGTACATCATCCAGAACAACACAACTGGATCTCAGAGCATCCGGGTCATCGTGGCAGGCGCATCGGTAACGGTAGCCAACGGCAAAACTGCCTACATCTATAACGATGGTACAGACATCAAGTACGCATTCGATCAGGTTGGCACGCTAAATGTTGCCAGCACTTTGGGTGTTACAGGCGCTACAACGCTGACTACATTTACTGCAACCGGCGATGGTACGTTTTCTGGCACAGGCCAAGTCAAGATGCCTGCGGGTACGACTGGTGAGCGAAGCGGGTCTCCTACAGCCGGTATGTTCCGCTTTAATACAACGGCAAGCCAGTTTGAAGGCTATGACGGATCACAGTGGGGCGGCATCTCGGGGGCACAGGCAGGCGGTGCAATCCTGACTAATAAAGATGTAGCCAGCGTAAGTTACAACATAGCAAGCGGTGAGAATGGGTTAAGTGTTGGCCCCATCACAATCAATAGTGGTATTACCATAACAGTATCTAGCGGCCAGCGTTGGCTGGTTCTGTAAGGAGAAAGACATGAGTTTGATTTTAAGCGGAACAGACGGCGTATCAGATATTGACGGCACCGCCGCTACCCCAGCCATTCGTGGTACAGACGCTAATACGGGTATCTTCTTCCCTGCTGCTGACACTATTGCCTTTACAGAAGGTGGTGTTGAGGCACTACGGATTAATTCATCTGGTGTTGCAGTATTTGTGAACGATGCGTCAATCAATAGCGTTTCGGTTGGTAGAGGTGCTGGATCAGTCGCCACCAACACCGCAGTAGGCGCATC